TCCATTTGATCTGCATCAATATTTACTTCGATTACTGGTTCACCAAGGGCTCGTAAGCAATAGTCAATTAATCCTTGGCGGCTGGATGGTGTAGCCATAAAAAAATACCCCTAAGTTCGTATCTTAGAGGTATTTATAACACTTTAATCTTTCTTTCTTTTATGCCAGAAAAATGTCTTATAGCGATCATATAACTTTGTATCCATCAGACCATTTATTTCAGTTACAAAATCTGTTGTTTCCTGTGTAATTTCTAAATCTAATGTCTCGCGTTTAAAGGGTATAACATGTATCAGTGGCGTACCAGCTTCTATTAAAAACTCTCCTTCTTCTTCTCCTGACCAAATAAATGGAAAGTTAATCGGAGAATTATATTCATCAGTATCTACACTACCTTCAAAGAAAATTATATCATTTTCAAACGAATTTGCTGGATTCTTAAAATAACAAGACCATCCTTTTGGAGTTTGTATATTCCAGGGTGAATTTAGCTTTAATAAACTTCCTCCAAAAAGATATTTTTTAGTTGGACATTCATTTCCTACTTGACTCCAACTATGGCTTCCTAAAGCCTCTACAGTATTACCGTTTGGAATATGGATATCATCTTGAGGAAATTTAATTTTCAGTTGTTTTTTATCAGAACGTACTATTCTTTTTATTACAGATTTTTTATTTTCTTCATCAATACATTCACCTAATAGCTCAGTTTCATCTCCATTATAGTCAATAGTTTTTATAAAATTATCATTTTCATCATATAGATCTACAGGTCTATGAACACATACTAAAATATCTTGCCATGCTGGAATAATATAGCCCGCTGTTGCAGCATCTAAAAATGGTATACATCTTTTTACTGTGCCTTCATCCTTAGTTTCTCCTTTAACTACTGGTTTTAATTTTCTAAACCATCTGGGTAATTTTTTAGAAGCTGGTGCAGGATATGAATAACATTTTAGTGCATAATCACACCCTGTAAAACTTAGTTTTTTATTTTCACGGGTTTGTCGGCCACGTAACATTGTGCGGAAAACCTTCATCATCAGTAATATCTCTCAGTGCTTGTCTATAATCTATTTCAGCTTGTGACATAGTTCTATCAGGGCTTGTCATCCAATCAGTTTCAGCCAATCTTTTGTCGCGTTCTTTTCTAACATCTACTTCAGCAACTTCGTCTAATAATTCTTGATCTAATACAATTGTCTCAGTAGTAGGATCATAAGTAGAAAATTGGCGTTTTATCTCTGTATCGTCATGGCCTGTAATATAAAAATGAGTAGATGAATCATATTCACCTGAGTAGCTTAAATCTCTTACCCAGTGATTATATGTCCCGTCGTTACTAATAATATGATATCCCATATTATTCTCCTATATTAAAATTTGAAGCTACTGATATACGTGTTTCGTCTATCAAATGTTGACTTGTTAGATGCGGCAAGTTAGATGGAAAGATTAATAAACTTTTTTCTTTCGGAGATATTTTAACATCGCTGTATAAAGTAGAACCAAAGCTAAATATATCTTCAACCGGAGATTTAAAAATAGTTTGTGCGCTTCCTTCAGGTGATTTTGCATAATATATAGTACTAATATGTACGTTATTATGTATATGTTGCTCTTGATATTGGTATTTCTCAGAAATATTAAACCAAGAATCTACTACCTCAGCACGTTTATTTTCGTTGTTTGTTAAACTTCTCGCAAACATTTCTACTAATTCAGTTTTCTTTTTTAATAAATCTCTAAACAGGTCATCTTCTTGCAAATCAAACATAGCATGTGTAGTATATATATTGCAATTCCAATCGTCAGAAGATTTAGGATTCTTTCTGTGTATTTCTTTTAACTTAGTTATTATTTTCTGATTGTATTCATCTTCGATTAAATTTTCGATCATTACAATTGGAGAACCAAAAAATAAATTTATATTCATGTTTGACCAATTCTATAAACCGCCACTCTGCCCCGGTTTGAGCCACATGTCACCTGCACATTATTTGAAGTAGGGATATAAAAGGTGGAAACACTTCCCCTTTGGAGGTTTACATTACCATTAGCAATCGCGCCATTAACGTTGCCCTGCTGAGGCACCCTGATAGAACTAGTACCACCTATACCAAAAGCAGAAGGACCGCCTTGGTTGTCTACAGAACCAACAATACTATACCAATGCCCAGCTGTAAGAGTAATAGAATTATTTATATCGACATTCCCGAGGCTTTGAACAGTAGTTCCATTAAAACCTGGACCAGTAGTAAGATCACCAGAGCCTACAAGACTTGTTCCGTTGACTGTTTTTAATCCTGATAAATCACTATTAAAATTATCTGCACCATCGATAATACTTGACATATTATTCTACCTTTACCTTTGGAATTAGTTGAACTGCTATTTTATTATTTTTTATATAATGATTCATTTTAGACCTCTATTATTCTGGTTGTGTTGGCCAAGTAACGTTGGTCGGAAATCCTGCCTGATCTGTGATGTTAAGTAAGTTAGTGCGATACTGTGACCAAGCGTTTTGTTCTGCGATTGTCATGTCTGCCCAACGAAGTGAATTAGACACGATAGGGTCAACCTCCGTTACTAGAAGCATATCACGATGGTCACGAACCGCTGCTGCTGCTTGTGCGTCGAGTTCTTCTTGAGTAGGTGGAACATAAGGTTCGAAATCTGCACCAATTAGTTCTAACAACTGCGCATTGTCCACTGTCATGTCAGTGTCATCTGGATGCAGAGTGTAGGGTATCCAACCGTATTCTGGATGTTCAATCTCTAAATTGAACATTGTGTTGCCCTCATTAAGTGATACAGTGTTACGAATATTTTGAATTTGTAAACTCATTATGAAATCCTTACCCAAATCAAACCACGATTATCATACAGGGCGTAAGCCATGTGCCTCCATGTTCCTGAAAGCGTAATACTGCTACTGTAATCTCGCGACGTATCGCAAGGGTGCAGGTCGGTACCAGCACGTGTTAGACCTGGAGTACGACCTTGGGTCGCTGATGCTGCTGTTCTAGCCATAGTATAGGTTCCAACTGCGCCGTAATCAGTGGGTATAATATTAGAACTATCAAAGTTATCATCGCCTCGAATTGTACTAGCCATATCATTTTACCTCTATATTTGGAATTGGTTGAACTGCCATTAATTCTTCTGGTGTAGTTGCTGCTTCAATATCTGCAAGTTTATCAGCATTTCTCAATACGTTTTTACGAGCAACAATATCTGAAGTATCTGCACCATTTTCAAGTGCTTTCATAAATTCTACATCTAGCTTAGCCAGTTCGGGCTCTCGGGCCATCCGGATTTTATCACGCCAAATTTCTTTAGCTTTAGTCATATTGACCGTAATAGAAGCTGCTTCTTCAACTGCTTCCCAAGCATCTCTAAATCCACGTTCTGCGGGAAGTGTGTAGTCTGCGGCATTATAGGATGCCTCGCCTATTTTGATAAATATTTCGCTCAAAATTCTTTTCCTTATTCCATAACCGCAACATATACACGATACGCATCTTGGTTTGCTGAGTTCTGGTTTTCAGAGTGAATGTCCTGTCTTGTTGTTGTAACTGAAATAGGGGCTACACCAGATAACCCTCCTGAAGAAGAAAGCGCCCCTGTGCCAACAACTAAATAATTAGCGTCTGACATAGCATTGTCTAAATTAACACGAGTGTTACCTGCGCCTTGGTCTGTAATACTGCTATAACCTGCGTCATCCTGTATAGCTGTAGTAGTTAAACCTGTAAAATTTATCCATGCATGAGCTGCATATCGCCCATTCCCAGACGTATTCTGCAACGTATTTACTTTAAGTGTACTCATGCTGCCATCTCCCATGCATTTCTAAACGTCCTATCAGATGGAACCTGATCGACTGTTACTATTTTAAACATCGGACGGTTATGTTCTTCTGCCCAACATTTCCGGGGTAAATCTTTCATGCAAAGATACTCCAATGCTTGTTCTTCTGTTAAAGGCCCAATCCTTGGTGCCGTAAACTGTTTTTCCCATTTAGCATAATCATGTTCAAATCGCTGATGCCTACCTTCATCAATTGCTTTTTGTTCATCATCTTGTAATTCCCAATAAACATTAATAGGAGGCAAATTGCCGGCCATTGCTTCTTTCATCCATCTGTCACTTGGAACCAATATCTTTGTAGGTTCATCCAAA